CTGTCACTTACGTTTGCTGAATAAGGATCAACGTATACCTTGATTCTTCCGTTTAATGTACCAGCTAGTGTGCTGCTGTTATCATCAGGAAGTAAGTTTGAGTTACCAGCTAGAGCAGGAGTGTAATCTAGGACACCTGCCATAGAAAGTGCTGATGCTACGTCAGCAGAACATATTAGAATGTTCCCCTTTCCACGACGAGTTTCATGCCCGATTGCGTTCATGTCTCTTTCGATCTGGAATAGAAGACCTTTAAACTTCTCAACTGACCATCTACCGTTGGAGTCAACGTCTAGGTCAAATATTCCTGCAGTTGCTGTGTTGTTCTGAGCACCAGGTCTTGCAACCTTGTATACAGATCTTACAACTTCACGGTTGATTTCAGCAAGAACCTCTGTTGAGAGGATGTTTGCTAGTTCAGACTCAGCGTCTAAACCGTGAACTGCCTTAAGGTCTTGTGCTAGTTCTAAACTGTACTCAGCTTTGAGTGCTCTGGACTTAGCAGTCACAGTAACTTTCTCAATACTGAAGTTCATTTCAGCGAACTGGTTACCAGATGCATCACCTAATGCTTCAGCTTCTGCTGTAGGCATTCCGTCTGATGTATTGTATGTACCAGATGCGTTTAGAAGTCCTGGGTTAGATCCAGACTGTGCTGTTCTACCTAGGTCGCTAGCTGCGTTCTCTGCTGAGAACTCGGAATCTGCTTCGTTAAAGAACGCTTCAGTTCCTGCTGTACGGTTAGTACCGTAACGTGATCTCATTGCGAAGATAAGTCCAGTAGGACCTGTCATTGGTTGTACACCTGCAATGTCATAAGCAATAAGCTTAGGCATTGATCTTCTGATTAATGAGATTAAAACTGGGTCAAAACCTGCTACAGGACCAGTTGCAGTAGATGAACCACTGAAACCTGCTGTACCTGCAGACATTGTTGGTGATGCTTCATTAAGCACACCTGCTTCTTCCCTTAAAAATCTTTCTTGGTTTTCTAACAGGACAGAGGTAACTGCCTTTCTATATCCGTCTTTGATATCATCTATCTCAGAGTGATCTAAAATGGGTTTCCACTTTTCCTGCAATGATTCTGAATTAAACATTGCTTGTTTTAAAAAAAGTTAATTGATTACAAAATTCTCACGTATTAGTTGCCCCAACGTGATAATGCATTTACGTAGTGAGACATTGCGTCACCAGTAGCACCATTATCTCCCTCAATTGTTACTTCATCGGATTTCTCCTCAGCAGCAGCAGGTTTGGTAGAGAAATAAGACTCTTTAAGAGTACCTACTTTCTCACGGAAGGCTTCTTCATTCTCGAACTCAACAGCTTCTGCAAGAGAGTGTAACTTCTCCTTCTGAGAGATGGAGAGTCCCTCGCTCAGCTCGTTCACGATCCCATTCTTGATATAATTGCCGACCTCGTTAGATAGTCCGACATTCTCTTCGATTTGTTCGTTGAGTTTAGTTTCCATAGTATCGAGTTGCTTAGTCATTTCGTCAACTAAGTCAACTTTTTCGTCGGGAAGATCAATGAAATTCTCGACAAAAACCTGTTTGAGTCCAGACATGACAGATTCTGCCATCTCAGTCTTAATTCCGTGCTCGATTGCGAGTTCGTTATTCTTAACCCACTGCTCTACGTGGTACTTAAGAGTCTCGTCAACCTTTTCTGCAAGCTCGGTCTTAATAGTCTCGACTTCTTCGTCTAGGACTTTTGCATAATCAGTATGCATACGTTCTAGTTCTTCGTTTATTTTGGAGATAACTGCTGCTTCGAAAATTGTTTTCGCTTTCTCCTTAAACTCTTCAGAAAGATCTTCTCCTTCAGTAAGAGCAGCAACATCAGATGATAAATCGATTTCGATTGTTTCTGTATCATCTTCGGCAATAACTTCACCTTCAGGTTCGTGACCTGCCTTTACATCACCTGCAGTGCTAAACTCTGCCTTCTGTGCTGATGCATCAGATGGTTTTGTTTGTGGAGGTGTTGCTGTTGGTCCGCCACCAGTCTTGTACTTATTGGATTCGTCGTCTGGTTTAGAATTAAATGGAGTAGGTCCACCTAAATCCTGTACACCTTGACCAGGAGTTCCAGTTTCAGATTTTGGCATAGGATCGCCAGGTTTCGCATTCTTAGTGACTGCGTTTTCATCAAGATTGTCTTTTTCCTTAGACATGTTGTCTCCTCGAATATACAAATAAGGTTATTGCTATAGTTATTTAGACATTATAGACTTTTTAAGAACGCATCAAATGCGGAAACGTTCCTTTCAGCAAGTTGAGTACGTGATGCAGAGTTAATTCTGTCCTTGATTGTCTCCAATCTTTGCTCAGAAACACCGCTACCACTCCAAATCCATTCTTTCCCTTCCATGATTCCATTTACGAAAGCATCAGGTGCTGATGGATCTGCAACGATATCTGCTGCAGTTGCTAGTATAAAGTCATCGCAAACAACTTTACAACCGTTTTGTTCTTTGATAGAACCTAGGCCACGTGATGAGACTCCTAGTTTGATGCCTTCATCAAGTAGTTCTCTCGTAACACGACCCATAGGAGTGTCAAGAATCCGTGCTTTACCCACGAAATTATTTCCACTTTCTTTAAGGGATGTGATAAGGTGTGATACCCTGTCCAAGTTAATTGTTGGACCTTCTGGATGACCTAACTCACCCATTGCACGACCTTTTTGTATGTAATTTTCGTTGTACTTCTGTACTTCTCTACCTAGAGTTTCCAGTGGATACATACGTCCATTACGATTTTTGATCGCACCTTGTAGGAATACACCTTCGATATAAGTTCTTTTCTTAGAACCTTTACCCTCGGTGATTACCTTAGTATCATCAATTTGTTCCGTTATCAGTAGCATCAGGTGTTACCTCAGTTTCAGCAGTTGTTGTTTCCGCACTATCTTCAGGCTCAACTTCAGTCTCAGCAGGATCGGGTGGTGTAAACATTCTAGATCCAACGTCTTTTTTCATTGCATCTATACTGTCTACAGCAAGCTCTTTCATGCGAGAATCAACGTAATCGCTCAGGTCTTTTTGACCTGCGAATACGGAATTAACAATATCAAGTGAGTGTTGTGAAGGCATAATGTTGTTCTCTATACTTATTATTTAGATATCTCCCTTTTTATAATCCTTAGGATCCATAGTTGGCTCCTCTTCTACTGGTTCTGGTTCGGGAGGCATCGCTGCCATTTCCATCTGTTGTTTCTCTAACTGAGCAAGCTCCGCAGGAGGTACAACTAGTCCAGCCTTGATCTCATTCGCCATTTGTTCGTCTATTTCACCGAACTCAGCATCAGTTTGCTTAAGTATATAGCGACGCATATACTCTAAACTGAAGTACTTACCGACAAAAGGATCCATCTGTTGCATGAGACCCATCCTCTCATTCATTACTTCCTTCTCTTTCATTTCAGAGAAATAGTTGTCAGCAATGAAACTATATTGGATGTGCTCTTTAAACTCATCCCACTCATCGATACTTATAACACCCTTCAGTATTAACTGTGTCTTGAGTAGATCGTTAAAGAGATCAGTAAACTTCTTACGCAGTCTAACGATAAACTTCTGGAACTTAACTTCGTCCCTTGTTATCTCTGCACTACGTCCAATGTTAAATGAGGATTCAGATTCTAATCTGGACTCAGGTACATTGAGTGAACGGTATAATTTCTTTTGGAAATACTTTACGTCCTCTAGTTCACCTAGATTCTGTCCGCCAGGTAGAGTTGTTATTTCAGTTCCTCTACCACCTTCACGTCTAGGTAACCAGAAGTCTTCTAGCATAGACATGAATTTCTTGTCGTCTCTTATCTCACCAGTGTCAGCATTATATACTAACTTGTTTCTATAGCGGGACATAACCTCACGGAGGTATTGTTCTGCTTTTTGCTTAGGAAGATTACCTACATCGATGTAGAAAATTCTCCTTTCTGGTGCACGAGACAATCTATATATAACCAAACTGTCCTCAATCATTCTAAGTTGATTAAGTGCTTTGATTGCTTTATGTAGATGAGAAAGAACATAGTTCCTCTGCATATCCATTTGTCCTGAGTGAACATATGTGATTGCGTCAGGTGCAATTCTTACTCCGTTGTTCTCATATCCCTTAAGTCCTTTGGGTGAGTAGATGTAATACTCAATTGACTTAGGTACTAAAGTTGATACTTCTGGATCTATGACTGCTTGTCTATCCTTAGGTTTATCAAACTCTATAACTTTTTTAATTTTACGAGGGTCAATGTATCTTAATTCTGTGATTCCTTGTGCAGGATCATCTACATTGATCATCTTATGATAGAATAATCTACCATCTATGTACCATCTTCTGAATATATCATACGCTTTCCTATCAAAATCTAATAGAACTAAGACGTTTTCGAACTCCTGTCGTATAACATTCTTTAGATTCTGAGAAACTTTTAGGTTTTGTAGATCTATATCTACAGGGTGATCATTAAGATCTCCTGCTATTGCTTCGTTTACTACGTCGTTGATTGCAGAGTCTGCTTCTGGATGAAGAGACATTTCTCTATAACGACCAATAAGATCAGCTTCGCTTGCTTTATTAGCAGCGTCACCCATCTCTACATACTGACCGAAATAACCACCTGCAACTATTGGACTCGCAGCATCTTCTGATTCCTTACGCACAAAAGAAGGCTCGGTACTCTTCGTACCCTTAGCCTTCTTTCTGTCTAATGAATAACCAAATAATTGAGACATCAATATTCCCGTTTACTGTATCATAACATATTTATCAAGTTTTGACTACTACCTACTGAGTGTTAGCAGTATTCGCCATGTTCACTGGTGTCCAGTATTGTACTTGGAACTCTACAGTATACTCTTCTGGAGTATCATTGCTTTCCCAATCTAGATCGATTGCGGAAATATTTGATGGCCAGATTGATTCGAAATGGTACTCTTTTGATTTAACACCCTTTCTGTTAAACTGCTGAACTCTAGCATCTGTCTGGTAACTACCAATGTTAGTACTACCTGAGATGTTAAGTCTATAGTCTTGGATTGCTGCTGCCCATGCTTCGAACTGTCTACGGAGTCTGAACTCTTCGTCGTTTAGAACTGTGATAGTCCATGGTTCGAATGTTCTGTCTCCTGCAATCTTAAGCTGTCTTCCTCTGAAAGGAACGTTGACTACACCTATTGTAGATGCAGGTAACTGTGCTGCTTTGATCATAAAGGAACTGAGCTCAGATCCATTATTCTCATTAAATGACGGAGCTTTATCAGCGTCATCTTGTGTATTAGCACCTGCGGATATAGTTCCGTCAGACCCTAAAGAAGGGAATGCTAATTGGACTTGGAACAGATTGGGGCGTGCTAGCTCACCAATCTGGGTTCTAAAGTCTAATATACTTTTAGTAAGTTTCTTGTCTGCCATTGATTTTTCCTAACGGGAATTAAGATACGATTTCAGCAAACGAAGCACCTGTCCTCGTAGCTGTGAACTGTAGTGTAATGAAGTTGATTGATCTTGTAGGTTTTACAAAGATCTCAGCGAAGAACTCTCCTCTGTCAACTGCATCTGCAGGGTTGTTTGTCTCATCACACACAACCAAGAAGTCTACAACACCACGTCTTGCCTGAACACCTCTAAGGTAAGGAATAACTAGATTCTTAAATCCTTGTCTGGTGAACTCATCATTCATTTCGAAGAGTTGTGACTTAGCAGCAACTGAGATTGCTCTCTCGATTACAAGGAACAAACGACGAACGTTGATTCTATCGAATGCACTTGCAACTCCCTGTGCAGTTTTGTCACCGTAAAGTACGATGCCTTGTCCTGGGAAGGAGCAGATTGGGTTAACTCTTGCGGAGTATAATCTGTCTCTCTGATCTTTTAGAGGTGAGTATGCTAGTTTAATAGCGTTACGTAATTGTCCTCTAGAGAATCCTGCAGGTGAGAACCATGGTTCTTGATTAAGTGCTGTACTTAATGTTAATCCTGCAATGTCAGCATTACATGGTAAGTATCTATATTTATCAGTGTACTTGTCATATATGTACTTGTAGTTATTATCGAA